AATCCGACGAGGGCTTTCGATAGCGTCGCAAGCCCACTATTTACGTTGGCCAGCATCCCCTGCAGTATCTCGGCCTCTTTCGCCACGCCCTCCATCCTCGATTTATATGCTTTCTCGATATCTGTAAAAGCACCCTTCATTCCTAACTCATGGATAACTTTAGCCTTTCCGCTCTTCATCATTGTCATCCACGTTTGCACCGTTTTAATCGAACTCTCGCCGAAAAAATTAACGAGACCTGTTTTTCCTCGCGTCGTACCGAATCCTGTTTTCTTCGCTATCTCGTCCATGATAATGGTGAGATCGCGCATTGTGCCGTCTTTATTGAAGATTTCTATGCCTAATGTTTTTTTAAAATCTTTTGATTTTTTTTGCATCTCAACGAGGAGTGAATTGATCGATGTTCGCGCCTCCTCGGCTCGGCCACCAAAAGCCTGGCCAGCAACCCCGAGAGCAGTGCCCATCTGTTGAATCCCTCGTTGTCCGGTGAATCCGAGGCTCGCCGATACACCAAAAATCTGAGGTAGCTCAGATGCCATATTGCGCAGCTCGATGGTGCCGGCATTGGCGTAAGCCCTAAGGGCTGCAATCCCTTCCATCGCAGCCTCTGGGCTCATGAGGAGCGAGTCGGTTAACGTCGCTTGAAGTTTCGCCAGGTCCTCGAGAGATGTCCCAGTGGCCTTGTGCGTCATGACGAGCGCATCCATTGTGCCTTTGTATTTGTCGATATCTCCAGCAAACCCCTGAAAGGTCTGATACGCTCCGAGGATTTCTTCTTTCGTCGTGCCGTACGATGCCGATAGCTGCAACATTCTATCGCGCAGAGCAAGCGCCTGGGCATTGCTCAGCCCCATGTCCGCCTGGAGCTGTCCGAGGGCAGAATCAAATTGAAGCGTGTCTTTTACGACGTTCGCAATCCCCACCCCGGCCGCAGCCGCTGCAACGCCTTTGAGGATGTTACCGAGGCCGGACATATCGCGTCCGGCTTTCTTCGCCTCTTTCCCGATTTTCTCGACCTTGGATTCTAGCGCACCGAGCTTGCGCGCAACGTCCTGTGCGCCGTCAGCATAAATCCTAACTCTTACGTCTTCGTTTACGGTTCCCATTTATTTAGCGCTATATAATCTGTTATATTGCTGGCAAAAATAAAACCTCATATCATCTGTTAGCTTTTTCCTGGCTTCGTCTGCGCCACGAAAAACCTTGTATTTATAGTTCCTTGCCTCCGGGTCAATGAGGAAAAGATAGCACTGCTGCACCATTTCCTCAGAGTCTAAGATGCCCGTGGAAAATATATTTAATTCGATGTTGTTTTTTGCGAAATGTTCGATAGCCGCAAACCTCGCCTTTTGCAGCTCGTCGCAATTCAACTCTAGGATTCCGACCTCTTTGTCCGTTCCCGGCCACGGTACAAGGTTAATGTTTCTGGTTTTCGGCAGATAGTAATCTACAGTTTTCCATTTTCGCTCTTCGCCAGGCCCCATTTCCTTTTCATTTTCTCTAGCCATGTCTTTGTAACCTTTTGTTCTGACTCTACTTTTCTGGCGTATGCATTTTTAACGATAACGAAATAAATCAGTTGACCTGCGGTGAGGGCACCCACGGCTGAACCGTAATAATCGCTCGGACCCTGGCTGTGATATGCAGCAAAGCCATCAAAAGCCAGTTCGCTATCGAGATAAATCGCAAAGCTAGCATACTCTCTGAGCTGTTCAGCGTCAGGCGTTGACTCATTTTGAATGTCCACCCATTTCGAATATGCAGTATATATTTCATTAGGCGTATTTTTCCGAAGGGCCAAGACTCCGCACCCAGTCGCTGCGGACAATATCTGCACTGCTCTTTCTAGATGGTAGTATTTCTCATCTGGACAATGCGCCCTAGCGAATTGCTCGGCCTCTGATATCTCGTTTTGCGAGATTGGACGAATAGAAAATAAGCTATTATTAAGCTTGTAAGGAATTGCGACTGGGCATTTGTAACGAGTGATATTCATGCATGAATATTAGGTAATTACGAAGTCAAGCGCTCCGATATCCAGCGATACATCCACGCCGCCGTCCTGAGAACTCTCGCTCACCTTATAGATTGCGCAGTCCAGGAAGGTGATAATCTCGCTCTCGCCTGCCTGAGATTCGTATTCAATCACCGTCGAGAAAATCTCATGGTCCACGAGCATCTTCAGAAATTTCTTTTCGAGGTCCATGTTCTTACCGAAGGACGCATTGATCGAAATCTTCGGCACGCCTCGTTTGTGTCCGATGGCACGGTTCTTTTTATTCATTGCCTCGCGAGGTGACTTTGCTCCGTCGACATCCCAGTCGATTTTGTCGCAATCGATCACTTCGCCATCAAGTTCCAGATACGCACGATCAACTAAATCAGCCATGGTCTATTCCTTAGTACATCTTCGTGATATACGTTTTTTTACCAGCAAAGAAATGCAAATGCGCCACCGGCCAGAAGTCGAATGCGCAGTCGACTCTGTCCGCATCAGAGGCATTCACCTCGGCGAAGTTGTGACCAGCGTCAATCGAATCCTGCACTCCCTGCAGATAGTCCATCGTTGTATCGAGGGTGAGCAGCGCTTCGTTAACGAGAGCGGAAACTCTCCCCGGGGTAACGGTGGTCGGAGAGGCCGGCGGTGAGCCGCTCTTCAACGGTCGGCCAAGCATCCTTGCTCTGATGAGCGTCAAGATGTACTCGTCGACGTAGTCACTGGTCTCGATGACCGAAACGTCGAGGAATGCAGCGCTCGGAGATTGCCTCGTGGTGATGGCCCTCACTATCTCAGCAGCGCCGTTTCGCAGCGGTCTAATCGGTGAGATACCGGCAGCTAGAGCACTCTCGATATTGCCGCTCGTCGGCCATGCGGTCTCTGTATACTGAGCATTGACGCCTTCAAGTCGTACGTAGTCGAGCGATTTATTGACGGCGCATTTAGCACGCTGGCCAGCGTAAGCCGCGGCGAGCCAATAGGCCGGCCTATCACAGAGATACTGCCAGACGATTTCCGCGCGGTATGAATCAAATGCAGCGTTAGCGGCTTGCGAAATTGCATTTGCCAATGTATCAGTATGCCCGACGATGACCTGCCCCCATTTCTGAATCGAGACTCCAGATTGCGTTTCCTGGTGGGTCACAATCTCGCCGGACATCGTGGTTTCGTTGTTCGCATTGGCAACGATAATATGATATCTGTCAGCGCTCACCGCAGTGAGGCAATCGCTAGCATCCCCGGCAAGGGTCCCATTCGCCGTCACGGCACCAGTGCAAGTGACAGTCGTTCCAATGCCGCTGGTAATCGTGGCATGATACGGGATGCCGTTAGCATGCGCTCCGAGGGTGCGATGGGTGCAGGTCACAGCGCCAGAGCTATTGGCCGCTGTGAAGGGGAAATTTGACTTTGCGTTGATCAAGGCCACGAGGTCATCGCCGATATTCGTCGGTGTATCTCCCGACGCAATCGCCACGGCGAAGTATTCACCAGCGAGCCAAAACTCAGCAACGCCAGCTCCGGTGGCTGTGGTGGCAAACGTCACAACAGCCGTTGCAGCAGCGCCTGCACCCTCGGCAAACGCGATACCGTAGAGAGGCGTCTAGGTGTTGTTCTTTAAGAATTGTTCAGCCATCACGGCTAGCTCAGAACCCTTGCCCCATTTGGTGATAGCGTCGTTGACGCTATAAATAGGCTGGGCAACCCACGGCTTTAGTTTGCTAGTAGCATCTGCCGTGCTCTTTGGCTCCGTCGCAGAGCTTGTGCAATGGGCGATGAGCAGGGTCTTTTTTACGCCGCTAGGCAGAGCAGAAAGCTGACTCGTCCAGTCGGTTTCGATTTGCGCATCTGGTGTTTTTTGCGCTTGAATGTAACTAAAATCAATAGTCATTTCATGTCCTTACTTTTTAGCAAGAAAATTATCTTCGAAATCTTTTTTTGCATTTCGCTCCACGAAGCGAGAGCGTAATGGGTCATGTGCAACCGGTGGCTCGTCGGTGATGACGAGGTTCCCAGAGGAGATGAGCTGCTTAATCTCTGGCGTCAACTCAACCTCCTCAGGCGACTCAGTGAAAAACCTGCAAGCAGCTCCTGTCTTTCTCAGCACGGCTTGGCCGGCGAGGGCAGGGTCCGGATGCGCTGGCACTTTCACGGTAACCTTTTGATATGCTCTTTTTTTCATAGCGTGTAAACTCCGCCTGCAAACTCGTCTGGGTCATCGCTCTGAGGCGTGACATTGTCCGCAGGGTCAAATAGTTCATCTTCGTCAGTCGGATCTCGGACTATTCCGAGCGACTGCAATGTGTCTGTGGGGTCATCATCCCAGCAATCCATCCGACGCATATACTCTATCTCTGCAACGGCAACGTATTTCCCCGGCTCCGTCGAGAGCCATCTCTGAGCTAACGGCCTCGGAGCAATCGCGTCAGCGACTCCCTCGATAGCCTTTACCCCGTAGTAAGCCGCCCAATCAACGAGGTCCTCTATGCCTGGATTGACAGTCGGGGTAGCGCTCGCCGACCTCGATACCTGCGTCCTCTGATAGCCAGCAACGCAGAATATCTTCACGCGGCAGCTCTGATCGAAGCGCTTGCTATTGGTCCCTCTGCGGACAAATGCACCGCCGGTTTGCGCCACGATAAAAGCCGGAAGACCTCCGGTGAGCATCGTATCTATCGAGGCGATGTCCTCATCATCGCCGGCCATTCGTTTGCATGTGCGGATACAACTAAAATCGTCAAGCAACGCGATAATCGCGTCGGTAACGTCCGAGGGCTGCGCGCCAAAATGGTCGGTTAAGGCCACGAGGTTCTACCCTCCACGATCCATCCGGAGATAGCCTCAGCGCATTTCTCCGCGTCATCTTCCTGCAACATGCAATAGGGTCTCGCCGGCATATCCATTTCGACGCCAGCTTTGTTCTTGCCCGAGAATCCTTTCTGGTGAATTCTCGCGTACGGCAGAATCCCAGGACCGACGAACACGGCGTCTGAGTCTACGGCCATCGTCACAGAGTTTCGCAGCGTGCCCTTGTCGGTGAGGATTTTATGACCGCCGATAATCTTCGCTGCGTGTTTCGTGTAGAATCCTTGTCGATTTTTTATCTTGTGTCCACCGCTGCCGATGTTCTTGGCTAAGCTCTCGAGTGATTCGAGCTTCAGCGGTTCCCATGCCTCTGGGCGTCCTTCCTCGTCGAAGTTTTTTTGGATTGATCTTATAGCGCCACGGCCACAGACGCTGAGCACAGGGCGGAGATGTCGAGAGCGATAGCGCATATCGCCTAGCATCTCTCTGAGCTTCTTTGCCTCCACCTGTAGCTCAATTCTCATTTAGAAGTCCATCATGGTGGTGGCGGTGAAGCCCCGTGTCGGCCCATCGGTCTGTGCAATTTGAGCTGTGCTCGACGCAGGAGGTGGCTCGATACCGAGGTCCACCGTACCGTTGTTGATTAGCTTCAGCGTGTCGATGGCGAATTTATAGTTCTCTGCGATGTGCGGAGGAATACCGCCAAAAGCAGATGCTCGCCTATCGTATAGATAATATATAGTCAGATATGTTGAGATGCGTTTTATTAGGTCAGGGACTGTGCTCAGAGGCACAGAGTAGCGTCCTCGGAGATAGCCGTTTATTACGCCATCCGAATCGGAGATACACTCGGCCAGTGCGGTCGTCTCCACCGTGCCGGCACCGGTATCATCAGTAAGCTCGATTAGGAGCGTGCTTCCGATTCGTCGAGTAACATCGGTCTGGTCGCAATATCCCACGGGCTATCTCCGAGGAGGAGAAGCCGGAGAGAAGGAAAATGGAGCGAAACCCTCTCTCCGGCGAGATGTTAATTACTATGCCCCATCAGCCAAATACATTAACTGCCACATGCCGTAGCCGAATCCAGCGCGATAATCGACGCCGAATTTGATTCGCCGCGTATTGTAAAAATCAGGCGATTCTGGGTCGGTCAGCGAGGTGAAATTCACCGCTCTGCGATTTTGAAAAATGAACGGCTTGAGCGATTTGCTGAGGTCGACGAGGCCCCACCAGACGGTGGTCGTCAGGCCAGGGATAATGATGAGCTTCAACCCCATCGAGAGGTCCATATTCTGACCACCGGTAGAGATTGTGCTGGCTCCGATAATATCGAGGGCCGTTCCCATTTGCGCAGGCGAGGTGAACAGATGGGTCGGGGTAATGCCCATCAGATTTCCCTGGTCGTTTTTATATTCGGTCATCGCAGCGTAGGCCGCGCGAACGTTGGTGCTGGAGAGGGTCGCCGAGGAAGTCAGATAGTTCGATTGCGTTCCAGAGCTGCCTTCGCTATGGCTCGCCGAGAAGAAATTCTGACCGTCGTAGCAAGCGGTGGAAATGCCGGCCTCAAGCAGGCTCTTGAACTGGGTAAATTTGTGGAGCTGGACGGCATCCACGAGACCATTGATTCGAGGCTGCACTAGATTGAGGCGATCATCATCGAGGTCATTTGCATGGACCTCAATGCCAGTGGCATAGTCCACGTTCTCAATCTCGTATCCGGTGACCCTCAGTCGCTCGTGCGGACGGGCATCTCGCCAGGTCTGGAGAGCCGGTACATCCCCAATCCAGTTATAGTTTTCTTTCTGTCCCGTCGAGCCGACTTCCATAAAGAACTGGCTGGCCAGCGCTCCGAGGGCATTCTTGTTTTTCTCAAGGCCCTGGAAGAACAGTGCGCGATAGCTTCTGGCTACCGCATCTAATCGTGATTTTCCGATAACGCTCATAAGCTATCTCCTAGAGTTCCTGGCAAAGGAAGTGAATATTGAACCCAGCCGCTGCGTTGCTGGCGTTGTCGCCGGCGACGGTGATATCCATATCGGTATTTGCAGCGTAGGTTGTGTTGATGTTTTCGGTCTCGCCGACGACGGCAGCGCCGGTAACGGTCACAGTCTTTGGCGTGGTGCCGTCGGTGATTGTCACCGTCGCAACGTAAGCCCCACTCGGAGCGGCGGTGCAGGTGACATAGCCTCGCAGGACGCGGAATTGAACGGGGAACTCAAGCCCGTCAACGATGGTCACTGTGTTGTTTGCGATGGCCGTTGGGTAATAGGCATGAATCCAGAAATACCGCCCACGAGCCACCTGGACAGCGGCTGCGCCAGTCCAACCCTCGGCTGCGGCATCGTCGATAATCACCGGAGCGGAGGTGGCCGACACGTAGCGAGAGAGCACGCCGGCGTAAACAAGGCCAGGCGTGGTCGTGACCGTTGTGGCGTTGCTCACCCAGACTGGAGCCTTTGCGTCGGTAACTCCGAGGCCAGATGCCGTCATCGAAAACGTGCCCTTCGATTTCACTAGCACGCTCAGGTCACCAGCGGAACCAGCGCTATTATCAGCGCCGGTAACAGCCACGCCCTTGAACACGTAGGTCGCGGTATTGGCCGCTGGAACCGCGTATCCACCGGACAGGCAGACCATCGTACCGGCGGTAATCGTGGTGGAGGCAGCCACTGGGATGGATTCGACTGAGGACTCATCCCAGAGAGCAGCCTCGATGTCGACATAAATTACCGTCGCTGAAACGTACTCGGCGCAGTAGCCGACGAACATGTTGCCCGACGCAAATTGCACCGTTTGGTTATCGGCGCAGTAGACTGGCCGGCCCACGTCGTTGATAGTCGCGCCGCTCGTGGTCATCTTGAAGAGGTTTGAATTGCCGCTGTACACCTTGCAGTATTTGGCGGCATTTGCGCCGGCGCTGTTATCAACGCCCTCGGAGGCGACACCGACGAACCGCTGAGCGATTCCACCGGTAGCCGAGGTTAGGTAGCCAGAGCTATTGAGCGCCACCAAGGTGCCCTGATAAATCGTGGTAGAGGCCGCGACGGGGTACGCCTTGAGCAACTTTTCTTTGTTTACGATGTTGATATCTGCAGTGGTTGCAGTCATTTTATTTTACCTCGTTAAATTTTAAGAAATCCTCGTCTGAGATACCGAGGATAGCGTTGATTTTCTTCTGCTCGTCGGAGAGTGCCACCACAGAGGAGGTCTGTTTCGCCACCTCAGGAGAGCGCTCCACCTTTTTCATCGGCACCGTGGCCGGAGCCGAGGAGGCCCATTGCGCAAAGCCTTCCGGCGAGGAGCAGGCGTAATTCAAAGCCCACTCGCGTTGCGACTCAACGAGCTTGCCCTCGGAGAAAGCACGCTCGACAGCAGCGGAGGCATCGCGTTTGGAGGCTTCAGCCTTCATAGCATTCAGCTCGTCGCGCAGTGCCTTGACGGCCTCGGTGGACCTCGCTGGATCTTGGAGCGCAATGAGCGCCGCCTTGATTTGTTCAGCGCCAGACTCGGGAGGCAACCCAAGCTGCGCGCAAACTAAGACCTGTAATTCGTTCATGTTTTCCTCTTCATCGATTAAAAGATTGCTAAGCTGCACACTCGGCAGCTCGTGCAAAAATGGGACGTTGGTGAGGGCTACAGAATGCAGCGCAGGAGGCCCCTCCTCACCTGTGACTCTATTCTTTGTTTTTAGCGTGATCGTCGGCGAGAGATAGCGATATTCGCCGGCAGCGATAGCTTGCTTTGCGGCATCAGTCCATTTGATAGCCGCATGCAGCTCACCACCGCGAGGCTCTAATGCCTCCACCCAGCCAGCGGCTCTCGACGAGCCACCAAAGACTGAGCTGTGATCGTAGTCAACGACCGTTGCTATCTTCTTATTCTGGTGACTCGAAACGATATCTGAGAAGGTCTTCTCCGAGAGAGCGAAGACACCCATCCAGTGCCCTTTCCACTCGCCTGACAATGCTATCTGGTGCCAGGTTGGCTGGTCTGTTTCTATTGATATATCACTAAGTGGGATGCCATCTAATATGCGATGGCTATATTTTTTAGTCATCTCACGCTGATAATACCATTCGTGCTATATAGCTATCTATCGATATCGAGGCTGGGTTGACAATATTCTACAAATGTATTAGATGTATTAGATGGAAAAACAGATATCAATGTTGACACTGAGGCTAGGGGCGATAGGCAATGCAGATAGCATTATCGCGCTAGACAGATATTTCTCGCATGTTCCAGACGATGCGGTGCTCGTCGAGAGAAAGGCAGAGCCTCTGGACATCAGAACCATGGTCTTCAAAAAGGACAATATCATATATGCCAACTTCAAGAGATAGAAATGGCCGTGTTTTTTCTTTCTATATAGATGATGACCTGCTGTCAAAGATTAACGACTATATCGCATCTGAGAGAGAGCGAACCGGGTATCATATACCGAGGAGCATTTTGATTCGCAGGATTCTGCGACTAGGCATGGCTCAGCTTGAGCCTAAAACTCCCGCTCCAGCCAGTCCCTCGGACTGTTAGCAAACCTCTCATCTGGCATCTCGTCGGGCATGTCTTGCTCTACCTTGTCTCCGGCCTCATCCTTCGTCAGCTCGTCAACACGGCACCGGCAGCTATAGCCGTTGGGCGGATACCAGATATCCCATATCTGATGATTGGCCGGCCATATGCGCCCATCCATAGCGGCATGGCTATCCCTCACGCGCGAGTCGCCCACGGTGCGGTATTGCCAAAGGGGAAATGTGTTGAGGACCTCTGGGATGCGTTGCTGAACATATCGGCCATGGGCATATGCGGACTGCATATTCGTTCGATATACGGTCTCGATATAGTAGTCTCGATGGCTCGTGCCGAGCATGTTCGCCATGCGCTTCCTGAAATAGCGCTCGTCGAGCTCGCCACGGAGGACCTCCTCTATCATCTCCTTGACGTATTGGATGTGATAATCCTCTGTGGCCCTGGCAATTGAAAATGCTTTGCGCCTCATTTTATCGTCGGCATAGGCCCATTCCTCGGGAGATATCACCCTGCGTTTTTCGAAGTATTTGAGCCCTTCAATCGGCACGAGCTGGCAGAACCCATCCGCATCGATAATCCTATCTCGCCTCTGTGCGGTTTCGAGATGGCCGTATGCGTCGGCGCGTTTGATATGGACATGCGTTACCTCCTCGTATTTACGTTGTGAGGCCCAGACCATGCCATCAAGATTAGAACGAGCTTGAATGAGGTCTGGCTCGTCGGTGCGTGCCCTTATTTCGTCTAGGAGTTCATTGAGCGGTGGGCGCGCAGCCTCTTTGGCAGCCTCCACCATTAAGTCCATATTTCGCTCGGTGTGCTTGAGCGATACCGCGGCTCCAAATGAAGCAGAGGGAGGAGGTGGCTTTTTCTTTGGCGGAGGTGCCTTGACTGTCGGCGGAGGTGCCTTCGGCTCTTCGATTACCTCTGCTGCCGCAGGTCTTTTCTTGCGCCGCCGCTTGGCCTTGACATGCACCGGTTCTCCTGGGATTACGGTCACCAGGATACCCGGCTTTTTCTTTCGACGAGAGCTTACTGTTTTGCGAGCCATGCGCGGATTTTCTTTTTCTCGGTCGCCATCATCAGAGCATCTGAGATAATGTCGCTGAGCTGCTGTTGGGCTGCCGTGGGCTCGTCGTCATCATCTGACTGAGGAGGGCCGTCATTTGGCTGCTCTTCCTCTTCCTCGATATCATCGTCCTGCGGAGGCTGTTGTCCACCGGGCATCATCGGTGATGGTGAAGGCTTTGGTGCCTCGAGTAGTTCGTCATCGTCGTCTGGCTGGGGAATCCCGTAGGTCTCGTAAAAATAGCTCTTAGCGATTGGTAAGCCCATTTTCACGAGGCGCTCGTCGCGCTGGCTTTGTTTATCGAGGTCGATTACCTGCTCGAACACAAATTGCACCTTTGGTACAGGACGGTCCCAGCCGAGGTTGAACCCAACGATAGGCGCAATCAATTGCTGGCGCAGCGACTCGGCGAGATTCTCGCAATCTGATTTCGTCAGCTCATCTTCGCCTCTCTCGTAGACCTCACCGAGGGAACGAGCGCCTTTCTGCCCTGGGTCCGTCGTCATCGGATTGCCGAGGATGGCCGTGGCAATTGCTTTATTACAGTGAGCCACCAGCTCGGGGAATGGCATCGTGGTGCCTCCACTCGTGCCCTTCGCCTCGATGAGTTCAATCGTGGATTGGCTCGGCACGATACAGGCGGCATCCGTGCCGAGGGATTTTACCGCACTCCACAGCGCTGATTTTTCATCGTCGGACGCTCCGGGGTGATATTTTCCCATCCGGGTTGGCATACCGAATTTCTCACAGAAGATGAGCCAATCTCTCCACGAGGCGCGCTTGAACAGATAGAACCAAACGACGGAGCGCAGGAGCGCTGCTCTGGCCAGGGGCTGAGACCATTCCTTTTGGATATGCAATACCCACTGATATTTCTGCAGCTCCTCACCGCGCCAGTTATTTGCGTCGGTGATAATCCGCACCTGATCGTGGTCCTGCTGATACTGTTTCGATGGGTCGCCTAGCTGACACTCCCTCTGCGGCCAGCGCTCAAGGCACTCCGGGACGAACCGGCCACCATCGTATTTCCAAACTATCTGACTGAGAGCGAACCCCTTGCCGATAGCGTCGGTGAGGTCGTGGATGGATTGCTTCCAGCCGCCGACTCCGCCCACTCCCCATTTGCCGAATACTATCTCATTGCACAGGTCAGCGGCCTCGAGGGCCTGGTTGTATTCCTGCGAGCCATCATCTTCCATTGCCGGCTCAATCAATATCTGCTTACTCGCCACGGCCTTTCGCCGCTTGCCCAGGGTCGCGCAGACCTGGTCATCCTGCTCCACCACCTCAAACAGCTCGTATTGCGCGGCGGTGATTCCCTGATTTGCGTCGTTGATGAGGTTGCCGAGCTTCTCTGCAGACAGGCTTCGCCGGATGGAGGTGTCGATATAGTAATCATCGCGGAGGCCGGAGTACCAGTAGCCCTGCTCTGGCCTTGCTGGCTCACGCTCTGGCTTAGCTTTACGGAAATAAGATAATGCTCTAGTCCATGGGTTCATTCTATCTCGATCCCTTCATTTGATACATTATATACCCCCCTGTGAAGACGCTTCATCCAGTTATACAATCTCGCATCAAACACCGTGTGCTCAACATTTATCAGCGCGTCTGCTGTCCTCAGCTCATCTCTCTGCACAATGGGGATTTTACAGTAGCCTGCGATTTCGGCAAGGGTACCGTCAATGTCATCTCTATATATTATGTGGCTCGTCAGCGTAGATAGTATTTCTAGCAGGTGAGTGATATGCGATTTCTGTTCTAGCGTAACATAGTCGCCAGCGATATAAGCTAGTTGAGCATCTCGCATTTTTCTTTTTCTTTGGCAGCTTCCTCTCTCGCTAAATCGTATCTAGCGAACATATCAGATAGCACTCGTTGTATTCGCTTAGCCGCATCTCGATAATGTGCTATCTGCTGTAGCTGCAATGGTGTGACTCTGAATCTCCTATATCGTTTCATCTCGTCGCTCCTTTAATTCGGCAGGTCCTCGTCCTCGATAATCTCGATGATGCCATCATCAAAGTCAATGTCAATCGGCATCTCCTCGATGGTATCTATCCTCGTCTTAAGCTCCTCGATAGCCGCATCAAGCTTCGCTTGCAAATAGGCGTACTCCTCTGTGATCTTATTGAGTCGGTCCGTCAGCGAGGCAACTGTGGCCTCCAAGCAGTACATCTTTGCTCTTTGCGCCATGTCCATTATTGCTCTCCTGCAAAAAATACAATTCCATCATGCCTGAGACCACAGGTCTGACAGCGCTCCTCTCCGATATAGAGTAGCTCGCTTCCGCATTTCCTGCAGCGCGCTTTTCCCTCGAGCCGTAGCTGATAGGCGTTTGCACTCTTTTCGGTGATAGCCATATCTGGCTCGCAGCAGGCATCGATAAATTCATCGATGGTCATCTACATCGCTCCGATATGATATCTGTGAAGAAAATAAAGCAAAACCATGATCAACATGCATCCAATCAGTAATGAGACAGATGATACTATGTATTTTATTGCTTCTTTTCTTCCTTTTTCCATCGCTATTATATTATATTCTCTAGCCTCGCTTTTTATCCACAGGAAGCACCACACAAAAAACAAAACATGCTGTAGATATTCAGCGAATGTCATCACCTAGTTCCTTTTTTTGCTTTTTTTATCATGGCAATATGTCTCCGCAATCTTTTCCATTTTATCATCGATGGATATGTCTCCGCAATTCGTCAAAGCCTTAATGAAACCATCAATGAACATCGCCATTCCCTTCACACATGGGTTAATAGCCAATGTGTCTGATCCACTAATTGGATCTAGCATCGGCCTTACTTTCTTTTGTTTATTTTTTTCTTTTGCCATCTCTACATCGCTCCCCAGCCTCCGCGCTCAGCGAGGCTGTTATACTGTCGTCTTTGCTGTCCCTGATAACTTTTACCGGAGGCCCATTTAAGACTATGAGTATATATCATGTACCTGGTCGCGTCCATTAGGTGATCACCATGCGCCCCAACTGGCTCCTCGTCGGTCTGCGGCTCTCCGTCAGCCGCCGGGGGAAACTGATATCCCTCTTGCTCTCGGTGCCAATCCCGCAAATGCGACGCCACGTAAATCATCGGCTTGCCATCACCCCGTACCGGGAATAGCGTCCGCACATGCTGAATACCGGCTATCAGGTCTTTCTCCGCAGGGGCCGTGGCGCACCCGACGCGCTGCATTTGAGATATTAGCTCAGGATCGTGGTCACTCCACCAATGCTGTACACCCCATTTATTTTGCAGCTCCTTTGCGGCCTGGGCGACCTGCGCTCTATCCTGACCTCTCTGATACCAGATATCGAGGATATACCATCTGCCATCGCTATCGAGGCCCCCCACGACGAGAGCCGCCGGGTTCGTAAATCCGCTATCAGCTCCACCAAAGCAGATGAGCGGACCTGCCCATGAGAAATCATCTCTGACATGGACGCGCCAAATAATCGGCCACACAGCGCCTTGCAGCTCTATTATAATAGCGTCCAACTCCTGCCGTGCGAACTCGTCACCGTAGAGCGCTCTGAGGCCAGGCTCGAAGTCCGGCGGCAGATACGGATTATCGCGCGTCTTCGCACGGATGGTAATATATTCCCGAGGGTCCCCAGTGCTGAATATTTTGGCGAGCCAGTTAAACCCCCGTGGCGTAGTCGTCACAATCGCTCGATGATATTTGGCTCTGGTGCACCTTAGCCTTGATGCGGCGATGTCCCAGCTCGCGCGAGACATCACCATCGCAGGCTCGTCATACCAGAGATACCCCACGGACGGCCCTCTAATGCGGTCAGGATGAGTCGCTGTGCGGAGGAAAAACGTCCGTCCGGTGAGGTGGAAGTCAATCGTGTTCGAGGCTTTTCGCCATGTATAAAAACTGCCGTCAAGCCAATCGGCGAAGAGCGGCATCACAACGTCGCGGAGCATGGGGTAGGTGGGGGCCACGATCATGCCGTCGCTCTCAGGATTATCGATGGCGCAGCGGACGAATTCGTGGAGTCCGGCCAGTGATTTGCCAGCACCGAGGCCAGCAAGGAACCATTTGTTCTTTATGTCCGCGGCGTGGAATCGGATCTGATTAGGGTAGGGGACATATGGCGAGTTCCACGAGGTCATTTCTCATTTTTTCCTGCCATCGCAAAAACGGCCCATCGCTCTGCATTTTTCCATCTCCTCTCTCGCCGCTTCCTCGGCATATCTCGCCTCCAGTCGCTCGGCTCGCTCCGTTATCATTTTTGCGCATGCATCCATTTCCTCGCTATCTGCATACTGCTTTAAGATATCAACGGAATCTTTCAGTCCAGCAATGTAGCCCATGTCATAGGTCTCAATGAGCGCTTCTGTTGTTTTATCCTTTGCCATCTTTCGCCTCTGCGTTATCTACCGTTAACAAATCGCCTTTTACGTCTTTGGCATGCTTAGGCAAATTAAAAGTTATATTAGCTATTTTACCATCTGTGTTGACTTCGATGAGCTGCCTTCGGCCAAAGTCGTTCCAGAACCGCCGCTCTAGAATCCATGCTAGCGCCTGCCAGCCCTTTGGCATTTCTCGAATCTCACTCACCAGCCCAGATACGAATTCAGATTCGACCTTTTTTATCTCCTGAAATAGGTCAGCATATTCATTATCTCCCCCATCCTTGCCGATTGCTATCCAGTTAAAGAAAGTTCTCTCAGTAATTCCAGCGCCATAGCATGCAAGGCTTTGCGGAACACCCTTTGAAATTAAAGATAATATCTTGCTCTTAACCTCTGGAGTTAATTTGGATATTCCGCCTCGCGGCATTAAGTCACCTCAATAAATCATATGTGTCATATAACGTTTCCCAGCCATCCTCATCGGGCTGGGATTCTTTCGCTTGATATTCGTATCTCGTTTTAACATGTCGATGAGGCATACTAATCTCTTCGGCCCACGCCTTCCCGCAAATAGGGCACATCGGCGTTGCACCTGCCGCTTTCGTGAATTCATTCTTGCAGTTACGGCATTTGTACCGTTTCATCTCATCGCTCATTTTACTCTCCATTTCATCGGCCTCGAATTCGGAACTCTTTTAACGATACCCTTTTTTTCTGCTCTGATAATCGCAAGCCGTGCCCAGTTATATTTTACCATTTTCGGGGCATCACTGGAAGGGCCAGCATATAGTTCATCGCCTATTTCCCTGGCCGTGGCCTTGCCTTTTTTCCTCAGCCAGGATATTAGCTCTTCTCTCGCGTCTGAGTATTTCACAGCCGGCACGTTACTCAGGTCCGTTTCCCCGTCGATAAAATACCATCTGACGAGTTTCCCCTCTCTGACTTTTTTTACCTTGCCCTCACACACCAACGCTCTAAGATAGCCGCAAACCCTTCGTCTCAGGTCATCGTTGCTCTCCTCTCGGTAAATCTCATACGCTATTTCCCCGCCTGTTTTTGGCCCTTTCCGCAGCACAGATATTATTCTATTTTTCATCGTGCCGTAATAGGTTATCTTCTCGTCGTTATTCTCATCTATGCGAAAAGCATCTGTCAGCCTAGCCTCGATTTTTACATATCCCCTCGTGCAGAGATTCGAGAGGCACTGAGCCACCATGATTCGCATATCTCGCGTCTGCGGAGGGTCATACGCATGCTGCAGGATGTCCTCAAAGTCAACAGCGCCGGCCTTCAGAGCGTTGACGACTCGCATCTGCATTGGGCCGAGATAGTTTTTTATGTTATTGATCATATGATTCTCTTCCACGAGGGGTTCGTTTTTCCGCCTGTTCTCTCGACGATACCGAGGCTAGCTTGCTCTCTGAGGCACGCTCCGACGAGGTTTCTGTACTGATGATCATTTTTGTGTCCCAGGACCTGATACGTTATATCCGGGATTTTCCACTCCCTGCCATCAGCTAGTAAACTGAGTATTTTACTCGCCGCATTCGACTTAGCTGTGTCTTTAGTCAGACTATTAAGATACTTTTCTAGCCGAAACTCCTGCGTTTTTTCCTCATCGACCCTATCCGTTATCGATATATCAATATCAACATAGCCTCTGAGATAGAGCATGACTAGGCTCTCTGCGATGGTTCTTGCCTTCGACTCGTCGCTAATGACATCTGATATATTGCATCGCTTTCGTTTTTTCACCTCGTCGAGTAGCTCTTGCTGCAATGGACCTAATCCCCTGTATTTATCCATTTTTAATCTCCCATCTGAGGTCCGGAAGCCACCGCACCTTGCCATCAGCGAGGAGAGCAATCAGGTGTCCGCCGGCCCATTCGTGCATTTTATGCCGCCAATACTTCCCGAAATAAGCTCTATACAATCTATCAGCGCCAGATATCTCGTCGTAGAGTTTCCGCCCAGCATCGGCCGGGTAGCAGGCGAGCCCGATGTCAGCAGCACACCGAGGCTCGCTCTGCTTCGAAAGATAATCCAATATCGCCTGCCTAGCTTTATTCGCCGGCATCTAATGCCCTCCATTTAATCGGCAGGCCGTCCTCTCGTTCAATCAGCCCAAGCTTCTCGAGGTGCCCACAAATCTGCAGGGCTTTATCCACGCGCTCCTCGATCATCCCGAGACCGAAAACTAAATCAGCTATTTCTCTCGTCCTTGCGATCCTATTCTCTCTTATAAATTCAAGAACTCTATCCTCTACCTTGCTAAGTTTATGGCTCTCCTTCTTAATGCGTAAAACATGTAACATTATCATCTCCGCGTCAAATTGTTTTGTGTTCTATTTTATACGTTATCGGCGATTTTCCAGCGTCTTTTTACGCCGCGTCGAGGTACACCCACTGCCATCACCAAGCCACGGCCCAACATGCTCATGAGCCGATCGCGAGCCCAGTCTATCGCCATCTTCCTCACACTAGGGTCATCAAACGCCTCCTCTACGCTTACAGCATCGCTCTGGAAGTACAGCGCTGTAGCTACCTGTAGGGTATCGCTTTCCCCCATCTCCCTAAGGTATTCCAAAATCGCACTCGATGACGGTCCGATACGAGCCTCTTTTTTGGCCCCTATTTGCCCGTATACGGCACGATGGGCTTTCTCATGGTGTCCAGTAGCCAGTCGCCAAGAGAATCGCTCAAATGAGCGTCCTAGGCTGTTTTGGAGCACGGCTACATCGGCTACCAAAAAACCACGATCTCTTAGTCTGCGGCATGCGTTGCAGACTGCCCCACCTGTACGCCACCAGAGCTTTTCCTCAGAGCTGTTCGCCTGGCCGGACAACGCATCGCGTATCTCAGCGGAAGTCATCGGCTTTCCGCTATCACCGAGCAGCCTAAGTATCCTGAGTTGTACAGGGCCATGTCCCCATTTAGGCGCCATCACATCAACAGTAGTAGTCTGTGCGCTATTCTCCATAGTGCTCCTCGTCGCCTTGACTATCACACACCTGCGGATCAAGCTGCGCCACATACTCCATGCCAGCAAAGGTAAGAGCCCATAGCTTGTAGCCTTTACGCGCCGTAGACTCCGTGGATGCCACGAGCCCAACTTTCTCAAGCGTGGAGAGCTTGGCCGATGTACCGCAAATATCAGCTTTGTCTGGCTTTTCTCCGTAAACTCGCTGCGCAATCTCGCTACACCGCAGCGGGTATGGCTTCATGGAAGCTAGTATGCGCTTGCTCACTTTCCCCGGCCCACGGCCTCGTTTGACAGTAACCGCTGATTTCACTTCGTTCATACACATGACTCGTACTCCTTTTCATTCGCTGTAGGTTATAACGGCATCTTAGCGGCTCGGAAAAACATATCAATTGTAATTTTTTGATATGTGTATAATTGATTCATTCAATTAGTCACTGAACAGGT